GTGGTCCGCGTATTATGCCCTTGTTTCGGTATTTGTCTTCATACACCGACTCCGTTTTCCACAGATTTGGGCCATATTTATATGCCCCATTGTTCGACTTCTTGAGTGCGTTTTGTGAGGAGGTCTGGAAACGCGTTTTACCTTGGTGGACTCTTCCTCTCTTGGAAGGTGTATTGGACTCACCGAATTGGCGATTCCGGTTCACTACCGGTTTTGCCGGGCACTACAGTTTATCACGTTTGCCCTTTTGGTTGGCTGTAGTCGCCCATTGTGCCTACAACGTCCTCATTATGTATTCACCCGTCAATGAAAATTGGGGCATGGTTGAGTATCGGGGTGTTGGTCAATTTCCTTTGCGTGTTGTTGAGTTGGTCAATATTGTGCGCAACTACAAGGAATACCGCCTCGCCACTTCATATGAGGGCACAAATTTGTGGTTTGGTTCCATCAACCTGCCCAGTACTATATCTCAGGTCACAGCTGTTGAAGTTGATCGTTCTGTTGATTATAGTCATACTTGGGCGGCCGTTGATCAAATAGCTCATCGCGCCCGTTCAGCAAAAATTGTTGTTCGTGAGACAAGCGATAGCTTCCACCCTACTGCATCTGAAGACAAACCTAAGGAACAATACGTCAAACATGTTGGCGTTGCTTGTCCTTATTTGTTACCAGTGGTGTATCATGATTGTCCTACCAACCAGTTATCGTCTTTGCGTTTTCGTCAATTGCGACCATTAAAGATGGTCTGGTCTGGTTATCTTGAGTACTTGCCACATTGTTTGTCTTTCTTGCCACCTACACCTGTTACTCAGGAGTTCAACGCTTGGAATTGTCGTTTCGCTTCTCCACAGGCTCATCGCCAAGAGAACGCTGCTTCACATCCTGACGCTTTCCGTTCCATGGCGCGCCGTTCCACTATGATGACCAAAGTCGAAACTCAGTTTGGCATTGTTGGACTTGATTCCAATAAGATTGCCATCAAAGCTCCACGTTGTATTATTGCCCACAATGAATATTACAACGCTATGCTTGGTCCAAAGATTTGGTCATTTAACAAAGCTTTGAGTGATTGGTGGAATGGTGATGGACCACTATTTTATGCTAGCGGTACGACACCTGTTCGCATCGGAAATTGGTTTCAAATACATTCCGATTTGGGTGCCACTTTTTACGAGGTTGATGCAAGCTACTATGATAGTTGTTTCACTGATGTTCACCGTTTGATTGAAGCTAACATCATGTTCCCTCGTGAATCTTTCGAACATCGTCTTTACCTTGAAGCAACTCATAAACAGGGGTTCACAAAACACCATGTTTATTACCAATTTGAACAACGACGAGCTTCTGGTAGCCCAGAGACATCTGCCCAAAATAGTGTCTTTACTGGGTTTGTTGCTTTGACCATGATGAAAATGTACGATGTCAAATGCAGTGTCATTCTTTGTGGCGACAATGCTTGTATCGCTGCGTATGATCGACGTGATCTTGTTCCGATGATCACGGATTGCTATAATCGGTGGGCCTTTGTTGCCAAGCCGCGAAGATGCGAAGACATGTACGATGTGGAATTTTGTTCTTGTGCTGTCTGGCCGACCAATACCGGTCTCGTCGCCGGTGTCAAACCTGGTCGCTTCTTTGCAAAAATCGCTTGGTCCGCCCAACAAAAGCCCGTGCAGGTCTTGCGTGAATATCTTGTCGGTTCTATCATATCTCAGAGACATTATGCCTATCATGTTCCCATGGCTTATGAACTGATTGTGATGTATGAACGTTTGCTCGACGGATATCTCCCACGTTTCCAGGACAAATTCGAACGCATTGTCCCAGACTTGCCGAATGAATACTTTCCACCAACTCCATCTGCCTACGCTTTATTCTTTGAGCGTTATTCTGTTACCCAGGAGTTGTTTGACGATTTTTGCGCCCTTTTGAAGCGCGTGGATCGGTTGCCATGTGTCATTACACATGATTTGCTACGGCAAGTTGTGTCCATTGATCTCTAGCGCGCTGTCTGAAATAACGGCTTGGGGAAACGTCGCGCTTTAACACCCGCTCCGGACAAAAAGACCATAATGGACCAAAGAAACGCTAATTCGATTCAAAGACCCCTGCGCTTTAAGCCGGCCTTTACCAATGTCGTTGTCAAGAAAAAGATCGTCAAGAAAAAGATGCCACAGGTTGCCTCACGGACACGTGTCGTGGTCCGCCCACCTGTGGTCAAAAATCGACCCGTTGTTGTACATGAGCGGAAAGTCGCTCCGCGTATCGTACCAAAGAAAATTTCCCCTGCGACTACTGCTGCTCTCCATGCTGCTATGTCACGCATGTTCCCAAACAATTACCCCTGTCCCGTCCCAACCAATCCCGACGTCACGGTCCCACTCGCGCCCATTTGCAATCGCCAGCGGTTTTCCGTCACTACGCTTGCCAATGGCTCCGGTTCTTACGAGATGGTTGTTGTCCTATGCAACCAGCCCGCTTGCTTCATCAATTACGCCTTGGCGTACACTGCTGGCTCC